ACTAGGTAGGATGGTAGATGACTGGCGCGTAGCGTATCCAGACCATTTCCGAGGTACTGCTACACGGCGTGACCAGTACCATCGATTGGTTACAAATATAATGAGGGTACATGATTTGGAGGTAGAGGCTCGTATCGTGAGTAAGGTATGCAAAGGTGTTATTCTGGATCGCAAGACGGTGATGGAGAAGTAACATCGTATCATTCCTCATCAGTATTGAAGTTGTGTAATGCAACTTGTCCATTAGTGTTATGTATGTCTCCGCTCATCATGGCGCTTTCGTACATTTCTCTCAGTACGTTATTCGGCGCGACACTCCCTACCTTCAATAGTCCATGAGACTTCAAGTATTTTTTGATGTCTGCAGTTCCTGTTTGTTTGAGTTCTTTTTTCGCTTCTTTTATCCTCTTCCGCGTCTTGAGGTTTTTTATCAGAACCGATATTTTTCGTCCGCCGACCTTGCGCCCCACAGTATATTTCTGTGTTCGAGTTTTTTTAATTATCCGTGTAGTAGGGGTTGGTATCACAGAGGCTTTTGGATTTTCGTTAATGTGTGTCGATGTCGGAGATGTATTAACCTTGGCCGCAGTCTTAGCTATTGCAAGTCTATTTTCTCTGTCAGATGTCTTTTGTGTGATAACCGGTATAGTGGATACTATATGTGCAGGAGTGGTTATATTTGCACTGGGTGTATTCATGGACATGTGTGATCCTCGTTGTTTTCGAGTATGGTTCCACGTTCGGTATGTCGGTTTCCCCCCCGTTGAGTTTTTGAGATTACTGTATGGTGGCGCAACGGTTGAATACGCGTATTTTACTCCAGTGGCGATAGTATCCGTAACAGGATGAGTAGTAGTATTATTCTGTTTTGAGTTGATTACAGATTGCTGATTTTTTGCAATTACTGTTTGTGCAAGTGAGTCCATGGGACTTGGTAAAATATTCGATATTAGTTCATCCGGTAGATCAACATTGACGATGGGATCTCGGTTTGCCTTCATGGTTTGTGTTGTCTTTCGTTTTGAGGGGTCTGCTTTTTTCTTTTTATTTTTCACAAACTCGCTTAAATATGATAGGGATTTGGTTAGTTCAGATTGCACCGAATTGGGTGTGGTAGGGATATTTCGTCGTTGATATATATCATCTAAATCCTTTTGTTTTCTCTCTTGAACTCGTTTTGCTAGAGCTTGTTTGATTGTATTGTTTGCGATAGGTTTGTTCTTTGGTTTATTTTTTCGCGTTGTCGTAGTCGGTGTATTTCCTTTTTTTCCTATTTTAAAAAAATCTTGGTTGATTTGAATTGTCTTTCTATTTCCTTTATTTGATTTTTCTGAAGGTTCGGATGTATTGTTCATATGTATGAAGTAGATGGTATACCACCACAATTAATTATTCGAATGTTTCCGCCAATCAAATGTATCATACATTTTCATGTTTCTAAATACTTATTACTTATCTGTAAGAATTGAAACCCTGGTAGATAGTATATCCGAACGTATATTTGAGAACTATGCCAACATTTACAATGTCTACCCCCGCAACCCATGCTAAACATGGGACTCCGTCATCAGCCCCATCTATTGATAGCAAGTCTATTGATAGCAAGTCTGTTGATAGCAAGTCTGTTGATAGCAAGTCTGTTGATAGCAATCCTGTTGAAAGAACTTCTTGTCTTGACGCTTCTGATGTGAATATGGATACCGACTGGAGTGGTGGTGCATATACTGAAGCTCCCTGGGACATAATTGGATCCTATTTCCAGGGCCAACATTTGGAACGTTTAGTGCGTCACCAAGTAGAATCCTACAACCTGTTTGTGAATCACCAGATTCTACAAACGATTGACATGTTCAATCCAGTGCATATTGTGTCTGAACAAGACTACGATACAGAAAGTGGCAAGACGTCATTGGAGATCGACATTAGTTTCGAGAATTTTAGGTTATACCGTCCTCAGATTCAAGAGAACAATGGTGCTACCAAACTTATGTTTCCCCAAGAGGCTCGACTGCGCAATTTCACCTATTCATCCACCATGACAGTGGATGTGCACATTAAGTATCTTGTGCGTAACGGTCCCAATCTTGAGAATAGTCAAGTATTTCATAAGAATATCCCCGATATCCATATCGGTAAATTACCCATTATGTTAAAATCTTCGATTTGTGTCCTGAGTCAATATCGCCACGTGAGTCATCTGACCACAGGCGAGTGCAAGTTCGATGCAGGCGGATACTTTATAATTAACGGTTCTGAAAAGACTGTTCTTGGACAGGAGCGTTCTGCTGAGAATAGGGTGTACTGTTTCAATATCAGCAAGAACAGTACTAAGTATTCCTGGCAGGCGGAAATCAAGTCGATTCCTGATTTCAAGTGTATTTCCCCTAAACAGGTAAATATGATGGTATCCTCAAAGAATCTTGGTTTCGGGTTCTCTATTAGCGTCCAACTTCCTCGCATTAAAACCCCAGTTCCTCTGTTCGTCCTCTTCCGCGCTTTAGGGGTTAAATCTGACCGAGAAATCTGTGAGTTAATCCTATTGAATCTCGATACCGAGAATCACCAAGAGATGCTCGAGTTCTTGCAAGCATCGATCCGAGATGCATCCGAGTTTGTAGATCAGTCTGCATGTATTACATATATCACATCGCATGTGATGTACACTCCGTTCAATATGGATCGTGAGACAGGTAACAAAAGAAAGCGCGAGTTTGCGACAGACATTCTGAACAATGACATGTTTCCACATTGCGATACTAAAGCTCGCAAGTTATTCTTCCTGGGTTACATGGCCAATAAACTTATTCGAGTGAGTCTCGGATATATCAAAGGTGACGACCGCGACGCCTATACAAATAAACGAATCGATCTATGCGGCGTTCTGCTAAACAATCTGTTTCGTAATTATTTCAATAAAGTGGTTAAGGATATGGAGAAGCAAGTGATTCGCGAGATTAACACCGGTTCATGGAAGTCTACTGACGATGTGCAGAACATCATCAACCAGACCAACATCTATAAGATCATTAAGTCTACTACTATTGAGAACGGTCTGAAGCGTGCTCTTTCCACTGGAGATTTCGGTGTTAAGCATATGAATAGCAACAAGGCTGGTGTTGCCCAGGTGTTGAATCGTCTGACCTACGTGTCTAGTCTGAGTCACGCGCGCCGTATCTCCACGCCCATCGACAAGAGTGGTAAGTTGGTCGAGCCGCGCAAACTGCACGGTACCTCGTGGGGGTTCCTGTGCCCGGCGGAGACCCCTGAGGGAGCGTCTGTCGGCGTCGTCAAGAACCTGAGTTACATGACACATGTTACAGTGAACACCTTCTCTGCTCCTCTACATGAGTATATGAATACTCTCACTGATTTCATTTCCCCCCTCGACGACCTCACTCCATCAGATGTATTCGATAAGACTAAAGTATTTATCAATGGGTGTTGGTTCGGTGTATCCGAAAGATCTGCAGAACTCTATGATATTCTAAAGAGTAATAAACACTCTGGCGTGATCAATATCTACACCTCCATCGTGTTCAATTACAAGATGAATGAGATCCGAGTGTGTAACGATGGTGGTCGTGTAACCCGTCCTCTCCTACGCGTAACTGACAACAAGTTAGTATTGTCTGGTGATCATGTGTCTAAGTTGCGAAACAAAGAGTACACTTGGGATGATCTATTGACTAATGTGCGTGCGCAAGATGCGGCAATCGAGTACGTAGATCCCGATGAACAACAAAACATCATGGTTGCAATGCGTCCTAATGAATTAGGCAAGCAGACCGATGCAGGTATGACATATAGATATACGCATTGTGAGATTCATCCCAGCACAATATTTGGCGTTTTAGGGTCATGTATTCCATTTCCTGAGCATAACCAGTCTCCAAGAAATACATATCAGTGTGCTATGGGTAAGCAGGCAATGGGAGTATATGTCACCAATTACCAGGAGCGTATGGACAAGACGGCTTACGTCTTGAACTATCCCACACGACCTCTAGTGGATACTCGCGTGATGAATATTATTGAGTTGATGAAGATTCCTTCTGGAACCAATGTAGTGGTTGCGATCATGTCACACACAGGTTACAATCAAGAGGATTCGTTATTGTTCAACCAGGGTTCAGTTGATCGCGGGTTATTCCAAGCAACTATTTATCATACCGAGAAAGATGAGGATAAGCAGAAGGTAAATGGTGAAGAGGAGATCCGTTGTAAGCCTGATACAACGAAGACCAAGGGAACAAAGTTTGCCAACTATGACAAGGTGAATGCTAATGGATTGGTGGATGAAAACACGCTAATTGAAAACCGCGACATCATCATTTCGAAAGTGACGCCTATCAAGGAGAACCGTAACGACCCAACAAAGTTGATTAAATATGAAGATCAGAGTCGTGTGTATCGCACGAATGAAGAGACTTATGTTGATCGTAACTATCTCGACCGCAATGGTGAAGGATACACGTTCGCCAAGGTGCGTCTCCGTGCGCAACGCCAGCCCACCTTCGGTGATAAGTTTAGCAGTCGTCATGGGCAAAAGGGAACTATTGGTAATATCATTCCTGAAAAAGACATGCCTTTTACCAAATCAGGTGTTCGTCCTGATATAATTATCAACCCCCATGCGATTCCGTCGCGCATGACAATTGGACAGCTTAAAGAGACCCTGTTGGGTAAGGTGTTGGTAGAGTTGGGTCTCCTTGGAGATGGAACTAGTTTCGGAGATCTTGACGTGCCGAGCATTTGTAAGGAATTGCAGACACTAGGGTATGAGTCGAATGGTAACGATATTCTCTACAACGCACTGACTGGTGAGCAGATAGACGCCTCTGTGTTCATCGGTCCCGTGTTCTACCAGCGTCTCAAGCACATGGTAGCGGACAAGCAGCACAGTCGTTCGATCGGTCCCATGGTAAATCTTACTCGCCAACCTGCTGAAGGTCGCAGTCGTGATGGTGGTCTTCGTTTTGGCGAGATGGAAAGGGATTGTATGTGTTCTCATGGTGCGTCTCGTTTCACCAAGGAACGCATGTATGATGTGTCTGACAAGTACAGCGTTCATGTATGTAAGAAATGTGGTATGATCGCATCATATAATGACGTATCGCATATCCATCTGTGCAAGACATGTAACAATCGGTCGGACTTTAGCTATGTCGAGATTCCATATGCATGCAAATTATTGTTTCAAGAACTTACTACAATGAACGTAGCCCCTAGAATTATTACAAACTAGATAAATATGTGTGCAGTTCATATCATATATATATTGTTTTTTCCAATGTCGGGTAGATTTAAATATTTGCTTAGATAAAGTAGTATGTTATCAGGAACTCCAACAGGAACCATGAATACCCCAACTGGAACATCCGCGCGCGGTTCAGGATTTTCTAGAGAAAGATTTCAATTACGAAATGCTTGGAATGGAACGAATGCTGCGGCTTACAATGGCTCGTCCAGAATGGCACAAAGTCCATTTAGAGCAGTATTCAATGCCGGCAATGTCGCTCCATCCAGTGGTAATCCCAAGTATGTGTACGATAGTTCTCTCTACACCATGTACAGGAAGCAGAAGGCCGGAGGCCGAACCTATACTGGTAATAATTAGATAATGTTATAAGTAAATCTATCTATTTTTAGTTTGTATGATTTCTTGCTATATGATATCATACAAAGTATGTAGTGTGTGTAGGTCTAACAATCTCCACATGCAATACGGTTTTTGATATGGTCTGGCAATGATCTGCTAAACTTGTTATCATCGACCACAATGGGCATACCATGTTGAACGTTTTCAGTGTATGATGAACAGTCGTCGCATGCAAAACGATACCGGAGATAGTGTGGCATAAAAATACTAGTCTTTATATCTGTATCGTCCTGAGTTTCGTTGGCGCGTGCGCTCCGTGTAATGTTCTGGTGATTTGTCGGAAAGGTTGTATAAGTGGAACTTTCGATATTGGTCGAGGTAGGTGCTACGCAAGTATCTCTAGAGTTCGTCACTGGACACGCGAGGCGAGCCTTAGCGTGTCGAGAGAGAAATGCGCTGTGTTTAGACCCCGCACTGTTTGCAGACGTGTTTGGTGGGAGAAACCCGCGTTTTTCCGTTCCAACTGCTGTATAGGTGTTATTTAATGCTCCTTTTTTCGTGGGTGCAACGTATCCATGGCTACGCGCTTTAGCAAGTGCGCGTTTCGCATCATGTATGTCATGTCGTTTATAACTAAGAGGTTGTCCATCAGTGAGCATGGTGGTTCTCCCGATGGTGCTGGTTTTTATGCGGCGAGTATGATCGCCAATAACCTCTTCGATAAATTGTCTGCGAGCCATTGCAAAAGATGCCGACGAGTCACTGACTCCAAACTTAGGTGGATTGGAATGTTTAGCAGTCAATATTCCGTTATTTATGGGTGCTGATTGAGAATCACGTGGCCGACTAGGTATTGTGATACCACTCTTTACAGGGGCCGATGTATAACTGCCTCCGATAAAAGATATATTACAGTATTGGTTAAATGCGATAGTAGTCATCTACGTTGTGTATACATATACAATCGAAAAGAATGCAGACTAATTAATATTTTAGCAATGTATTATATAACTCGTGATGAATCCATACCTATTTGAGTTTTTGGCTACACTTGTCTTTATCTATGTAATTTTAGCATCAAAAGGCAACGCATACGCATGTGGTTCAATCTTTGCTATATTGATTATCTTGGGTTCAAGATTTTCTTCCTCTGGAACCCTCCTAAATCCTGCCGTCACTATTGCTATGCTTACCGCGGGCAAGACCGCCGCCACGGATGTGGCTCCCTACATTGGCGCACAGCTCGCAGGTGGTCTTGCTGCCGTCGAATTATTTAAGAGATTAAGAATCGGTGCGTAAGAAAATATAATCGTCATACATAGTATAATGGTAAATACTAGAAAAATGCACAAAGGAGGACGTAAGATTCGTGGCGGAGGTATAGAAGACTACATGCCTTCCACTGGTAACTACTTGAATAGCGCTAGTAGTTGGTTTGGAGATATGACGGACCGCGCGAAGAGTGCTGCTGGATTATCTGCACCAATGGCTGCTGCACCAATGGCTGCCGCACCAATGGCTGCCGCACCAATGGCTGATGCACCAATGGCTGATGCACCAATGTCTGCCGCACCAATGTCTGCCGCACCAATGTATCAACCACCTGCTGCACCTGTAGAAGAAACTGTGGGTGGTCGTCGTTATCGTAAAAGTCGCAAGGGTCGCAAGGGTCGCAAGAGTCGTAAGCACGCAACTAAAGGCAAGAAGAGAAAGAGCCATGGGCGTGGAAAACGCAGCCGTCGCAGTCGCCGTGGTCGTCGTTAGATAAATTGATTTTATATTTACTATTCTACTACATATCATTATCGTAGTAGAAAAGTCGTTTGATACATAGTATCATGTCTGATCACGCTCATTCAGTCTTAGTATTTTATGGAGGCGTCTTAGGATTGATCTTGATCATCGTGTGTATGTGGTGTATTGTGAAATACCGCAGATTGCATGTCCAAGAAGCTGAGGTTCTTCCAGTTGATGATCCAATAAAGGATTCACCCTATATAGCGATATATGATAGCATATCTCCAGTGAATACCAAACGTATCTAGTGAAAATAATTCATCGATGTATGTATTAGTTTGTAGGATAGATTATTTTTTGTTACGTGTCATGAGACAATACATCATGTAGATGATAAGTAGTCCCAAACAAACAAAGTATATTTGCGCCATGACGTCATTGGGCATGGCTACCTGAATATTCGGCTGTAGTTGAATATTATCTATAAACCCTTCTGAACATTTTTCTCCAGTAACCGGATTGGTTCCTCTGCTACCCCAACTGCACGGGTTAATGTCTTTAATATCTGCATTTGCAACGAATTGTGTATCAGAACCAGTGCGATTATTTGTATCAATTGTTTCCATAGTAATTGCCTGACAAGATGGTGTTGATCCTGTAGTAAACGCTGACATAATTGACATTGGGTTGAGTGCTTCCATATTGGATATTGCACCTGGTATAAGGCCTCTAAAGCTCTTCATCTTTATCCCCATTACGTCAGGCATCATAGGTATTCCTCCCTCTGGAACATTGTTAATGTACAAGTATCGTGGGACGTCTTTTTTGGTTTTTTCATCTTTACATTTTGCACCTGTTTTCATAAAGTACTTGTTTCCCAGCGGGCGTCCTGTTGCAGACGCTCCCTTTCCTGTGATAAGAACCTCTACATAATCGACTAATCCGTCAAGATTACGTCCTAATTGTGGTAGACTTCCACTTGTGCCCATATGAAGGCTTTTGGGTGCTCGTATATTTTTACTGTATGGGTAAGTTTCTACTTTCGCCCCTGAATTGCTAGGTGCCATATCTGAAAACATTTGTAGGTGTTATATGGATAAAGGGTTCGTACTATACTTGCAGATAAAAATAGTGTCTGCAAGTATTATTTGATACACATTGTATATGTGATACATGTTACTTTTCGTGTAGTCCCGTAACCGGTTTGCTCGTAGCTTTCTGTGCATCATTTGCGCGATTTGTCTGTGCAGATTTAATATTAGCCATTTGTTGGTTCAACTTATCAACATTGGTTTGTATGTCAGATACATGTTTTTCTAGTGGAGCAATTTTTTTAATGTGTTCTTCCATGTATTGAATATTTCCAGAGTTGGTCTGAACCTTAGTAGATAGGTTTTCATTGCTTGGATCGTATTTATTTTGAACGCCTTCTATGACAGACCTTGTACAAAATGCGTGTGTAATTACATAGAATATCATGAAAATAATGCCAATACGTAGATATCTATGCATACTGGCTATATATTAGTGTATACTGTACAAACATAATATTTACTCAATGTACAGTATACAATAGAGTAATGAGTGTAGCCTCTACGTCAACGAACTTACGCCCATTCACAAACAATGATACCGCAAATAATGTAGTTTACAAGCACGGTATGGCTCGCCCACTAAAGTGGAATTACCGTCTAGGAAAAATCAATATGGTTAGCCTAGATACTTCAAATCCAGATAAATATCAGATTATGAACAATGATCGGTATGTTAAGTCGAGCAAGTCTGTCCCCCTAATTGGGTTATTGATGGATCGTCCAGGACATAGTATTATATCAAACTCTGTATCCACCTCTGTGCTGAATACGTGTTTAACCTCAGATGACAATGCAAATACAACTGATTGTTGTAAAGAAAAGCATGCTTTAGAACGCGTGCGTGGGGCCAGCACAGTAATCAAACCAAATCCTAAGACTGGAAAGGATTATTATCCAACCCAACAACAATATCTTCGTTCTCGAGGCAAGACACTTAAGCAAAACTCTTTCCACTATACGAATGGGTCGGGATGTGATCCAACGAATATTAACGCCCCCAATATTAGCACCCCTATCTTCTCCCCAAATAATGAACAGTTTTCTCAACAGGGTGGCGTGTCAAGTAGCTCACGAACTACTCGTTTGACCTTAAATACTATAAAAACTGCAGTTGGGTCGTCGAACGCCCAACCAGTGCACAAAAACTTTGATACTTGTCGTACCGCTCTTCCAGCTAGTATGCGAGCGAGTCAAAGATGTAGATAATATATGCGTTATGCAGGGGGATGCCTTGAAATTGGATGGGTCGGAATACCATGTTTTTCACACCATCCAATACATCTCATGATAGCTGCGTGTTTTATATAATCGCTCCGAACATCATTATGATATGTCTTTATCATCGTAATCAGACTATCATATTTTTCTACATATTTTTGTCCAATCAACAGGTTACTTTCTTCCATTTTTGATACAAAATACTGTGACATCTTACAATCTATAACTGAGCTAATAATTTGATTAGGTGCGATGGTATTTATATCATTTACGCTAGCAATCAACGCATTAATCGTTGACGTTAATGAGTTTGATACCATTCCTGTGAAGATAACAAATCTACTATCGGCATCTTGAGATACAAATGGTCGAACAATATACATATGTTCGTATTTTCCTGACAATAAATACAACACGTCTAGAATCGGTTTGAATATTAGCATGTTTGTTTTGATTACAACCGATCCACGTTTTCCTTGACACGATAGGATGATTATAAGGGTTTTTAGTAAAAACACCATATATGTGTGTGAATACATAACCTCGGGCGCACACACATCAACATAAATAAGTGATACATTCTTTGAAGTTGATAGTGAAAGTACTTGTTCAATCCCTTCATGATTTCGTAACTGACCTGGAGTCACTGGTGTGAATATGATATCACGATTAGGTATCATATATGCAATAACTCCTACGAAAGAGCTAAAATCGTCCCCGATATACATGATTTTGCTATTTAAATCTCCATTTTGTATCGTGTTTAGTATATTGCATATCGATAATACCTCGACGCGAGTAAAGAATGCATTATTAATTTTACCAAATACGGATCGTTCTTGGACAAACTTTGGCAATACTATTTCGGAAAGCATGCCGTAACTTTCGTTAATTTTTATCAGCTTTGCGATGTCTAGACTTGATATATTATTCTGTTTTGCTGTATGTGAAATATTAAACTGTGACGTGATATTGGGCATATTATTAAAGAAACTATTTGACAATATTGCGACGGGTTGTTCTGTTGTGATGCGAATCGCTATTGGTATTTCCATCGGTTTTGTTGGAATGGATGAATAATTTAACATTGTGTATCGTGTATTATTTATTATGGTACTTGCCTGTATGTTTTCTATGTAAGAATATTTATACTGTTTGAAAGGGTGGATTATACCATTGAAGATGTTGTATAACATAAAACATCTTCAATAATTTATATTTCGTATTGTATATAGTATCGTAATGAATACAGTTGAAAAAATGAAAGTAACAAATACTGATTTACTCAAGAATAGATATACATATTCTATTGATATTCTAGAACAGAATATTGTGGAAAATCATCTTGATGAAAAAATACTTTTAGCAACACAAACGCTTACTCCCGAGTTTTGTGTCAAATATATATTAGATTTAGATATTGAAGGAGGTGGGGAAGAGTCGTATATATTTGACGTGTGTTACATATTAAGTTTCCAAAAACATATTACAGAAAAAGAGTTGACAGATTTAATAACATTCTCTGATTCTGATGATTCTGATGATTCTGATGATTTTGTCGTGAAAACATCGTTTTAAATATTTAAAGGTGTAATCAAGTGTGTATATTATTCGTTAGCGACAGAATCCTCAAGTACTATAGACTGGTTTAATTTTCGCGGTTTTCGAACAGTGATGGTGCGTTTCTTTTTCGGTTTAGGTGAGTCAGGCAACGGTTCTGTCATGGATGCTTCATGATCGACTTCGTTCTCGACTTCATTGACTTCATTGTCTTCATTGTCTGCATCGTTTTCGCTTGCATCGATTTCTTCCATACCGACTGCATCGTCCTCCTGACTGTCTGTCGTCTCTGTTGTGATTTTAGTGACATCTACAGTGATAATCTTCTTGAATACAAAGTAACGGTTCTTGAAAGATATTTCTTTTTCATTGTCGCTCATTTTGTGTGCAGATCCGTATCCATTACTGGATCCAGGACGCATCCCTCTATTCCCCTCCATTTGTCGAAATAAATCCTCAAACAGTCCGCACCCTGACGGTAGACCTAGATTTTGAGCATCAATATCGGACAACACTTGAAATCCATAATTCTCCATAACACGGTTCAGGTAGTCAAAGTTTACCAGATACTCAAACGCCTTCTTATTGATTGTCTCTTGAAACACGTTGATTTTATATCCAACACTCGTATGGTCGTCTGGAAACGTGTCATTGGGATAACACTTGGTTACTCCCCATAATTTGGTGTTTGTTTTTGTATGATATAGTTCCACCTCGTCGCCCATTTTTTTCCCCCTCAACATATTGAATATCCGAGTACCGTCGTAGCAGGTGCCTATAAAATATCCTCCTATTTTGGTGCACTCCGCCACATTTCTAATAAATCGATGCAGAATGTCATTGTCCTCGAAGAAGTAGTGTAGTGCAAACTGACACGATGTTATATTAAAACCATCTTCTCCTACGCCGTAATGTTTGACCACTCCTTTTCCAAGGGATGCATTTTTGGGCGCACTTCCAAATACGGATTCGGTTATTTGTCTCGCCTTGTCAGACATGTTCTCACCTGAACGAATGTTGTTCTTACTGTTTCCAATTACAAAGAGTGCTGACGGCATCGTTTTGATAGTTTTCTTATTATTCAAGTACCTAGCACATGCACCATTAATGTTGTTTTCAATATTGTCCTTAGATAGATCTACGCCGAATACAAATGATAACCGTGCGTCAATCCACTTTGCAAGATCTCCAGCCTTACCACATGCAACATCAATTAGTGTGTCTCCTGGTCGAGCAGTCTTAGTAATAAGCATTTTCTTTACATATTTGTTATGGAAATCACACAAGGCTGTAGTAGTTTTATCCTGTGTCATATTATTGTAATATATTCCATCGTCACCTATAGGAATATTATTCCCTGACTTGATCATTTCGTTTGTAATGGGATAATGAATAGACCGCCAGTTACTATTGGCAACCTGGTAACTGTTTCCAAAGTTATTGAGTGTGTTGCGCAGTTCTGTCGTTTTATCGTAACGCATTCGAAGTGGAATCCACCTCCATTTTGCATCATTTGTAATTTCGTATCGGAACTCCACAATGGTATTATCTTCAAATACTTCGTTTTCCTCCGTGTACATTTGGTCATCGCCGTTTCCGTCTGGACGCAGTATAATGTTACATACTCCACCGTCAGCATCGTAAGGATCTGATGGAAAGAATTGCATGGGTCTGTAACCTGACGTGGGGAGTTTATTTTCTAATTTGGTTTTATCTGTTGTGTCGGTCGTTGATTGATCACTATGTGTATCATCATATACATCTTGACATGGGTTCATATATACAGATATGTTTTTCTGTTGATGTTTGATAACATCATTAAATCCACACATTAAAGTTAGTGTCTTGTAAGACTTTACCTGTGTCGATCGGCTGACATCCATTCCTCCTTCGTACATAGGCTTTATTGACGGTTTACCATCACTTCCTTTGTTAACTGATACTAGGAAATCTACAGTATTGAAAACCGATGGCTTCCACTTAAATGATTTTGACCATGTAAACTTTCTAAGAGGTCCTACCTTGCCTACCTCTTCTGCGCCTACTCCAAGGTTGCTAGGAGTGAATATAAGGCCGTCAGTAGTGTACTCGAACAAGTCATTATCAATGCGATCCAATATTTTTTTACACCCTGCAAATATGCTAACCGCTGCAGTTCCTGCGTAAAACTGTTTTACCGAAATGCGGAGTGGAGATGACATGGGTTCTTGGTTATGTGTATCAATAACCACTGATACCAGATGCAGATCCTTCAACATGTGTGTGAGTATATGGTGTCGTGATTTGTTTCTATGCCTATCATCCCCATCTTCCGCTAACATCGCCTCACGATGGAATACATGTGCGCGGACGTCTTTACCATTTACAAAATACACATCAAATGCTGCAAATAGGTTTATGAACTTACCGTGTTTATCGTGTGAAATTAATTCTCCATCTAGTAGCGAGTTGTAAAACAACTTGTGATTCGTTCTCGCTCCTGTAAACAGTAGTTTCATATTGTTATTTATCAGATACACTAGTCCAGTAGAGGTAATGAACAATAGTCGCCTTTCTCCATCAGCTTTATCTGTGACCGTATAATTGTCACGAATATTTGTGAGTGTCGAATTGTATTCTGGTGATTTGTTATCGAGTATATTTCCAATCTGGAGAGTATATGATGATGGACCAATCCAATGAGAAGTTGAGTTCAGCTGTGCATGCTGATTGTTTCCAATAATACGGAGATACTCCATACCCACGTCAATCTTGTCACTGACTGATGTAGGAAATGGAGTTTCCTGAAGACCCATGAGAACAAACTTGGTGCACATACGCATCTTCTCGATAAGAGACTCCATGGTCTCCGTATCGGTTCCTACTCCAATTGCTCCGTTATCAACTTCAATCTCGATCGCAAACTTCTCCTCTGCTTGAAATACACGAGCTTCTGTGGTAGTATACTCTCGTATGGGTACGGTCGAGTTAGGTCGGGTTGGTTGTTTTACAATACTCATATCAATGCGCACCGGATAATCGGGATGCGTGAATGCTACACGATTAATATATCGGAATTCTTTCTTGCTTTTTAACCATTCGTCTAAAATGGCCTTTGCCATTCCATGAGGAGATACTAGGTTGTAGTCCTCTTCAGTTTTGTATGCCACGCTGAAATGAAAGTCATGAAATATTGCCTCGTCTAGTTTATTCTCCGTCTCATTATCAGTAGCATCTTTCTTATTTTGCATGGACACTGACCCAGCATAAGTGGGGTTATTCAATAGTTTGGCGATATCGTTGTGTGTGCAATAATCCTGTATCGCAGCTAATCCTCGAATTTCCGTGCGTGGATTCATGAGTGTCATTGTGCCTCCACTATTCAATATTTCATTGTTAATTCGTAGCATATATGTTCCAACATCAGTTGGTGTAGTGAATCCCAGTGATCGTAGTTTAGATACTACATTATCATAGTCGTTGCGTGTAAGCTCTGTAATGTTTGAACGGTTCCATTTTTTAATGGTAGAGAACTTGACCTCAAGTTCATTATTCACTGCAGTGGTTCCATTGTGCAATGGTTTCCTTGCCCAAAAGGACTTGTATAATTTGTTCATATTATCAGTTGCATGCTTGGTGCTATCGCGAAGTTCTTTCGTTGTATATGGAGCCGGAATATGTTTTTGATTTTCCCGAGTTCTGTGGGAAGACTGCCCATAAGCTTTATTCTTAGTGGGCATGGTATATATATAATACCGAGCTATTATTAAATGATAGTTCGCTATATTAGTGTATCGTGAGATTCAATTCTATACAAGCTATGATACATGTATGCTTGTTGTATACATGTATAAATCGTATCGCGCCTAAACCGAGAATGATTGGTCAATATATGTGGAAAATCTACAGATTTTGTACAATTATCTCATACATCTGTGGTTTGGTCTTTTTCCAAGCGGTTTCGGTGTCCAATAAGTTCAACTTAATCACCATGTCTCGCAGTTCTCCTACTTTATATGATGATATTGCACGCAGGGGATTAGCGAGACTGACCGCCTTTACATAATAATTCGCGGTGTTATTATCTGTCGCCCTACCCAAATAGTTATTTATCTTAACCATTGTGGTGCATGTCTCGTGTCCATATCGTTTGCGAGGCGAGTCATATTGATGAATTACATGCACGTTTTCTGGCTCCATCTTGTCCACGTCGAGCAGAACTTCGAAGACCTTACGTCGATGTATAAATAATACGTTCAAGTTGCTAGCAACACATAACGCAATGAATGCATGTGGGTCGATCGTATGGTCATGAACCAACATGTTTTCGATTGCATCAATACCGCGAATCTTGTGTGCGGTTAAATGTTTGCGATGCAACCTGATAAGATCAACACACTTCAACTTTTCGGCCTTCTCTACCGTAAATCGGTGTGTATCGAGCATTTCATATGCAGTGTGTCCATTTACCAATATATAATAGCACCAGAATAATTGATCACGTTCTTTGGGGAAAAACATCTCTGTTGATTTCTCTTGTACGCGTTGATCATTCATAAGCGTCTTATCCCAATCAGAGACTTGTGAAGTAGGTTGATCTTCTAGCTTAAGATTTCCTGGAGTCTTCTGTTGGTTCGCGTGTGTTAATGACTTTAATGAAAACATATGAACATGTAATGTATCAAGTAATTTATGTATTGGTGCATACAGATTGTCTTTGTTATCTACAAGAGATGTCATATTAGATATGTTGGAATGAGGAACTAAATACCAGTGCTATTAGTAATAAGAGGGGATATCTCTTTATGCTCTTGTAACATGTAGTTATCACTCGTGTTCTGCTGGGAATCAATAAACTCAAGGTCGTTTTCCTGCTGTCGTACATATTCTAAAAATGACTGAATTTCAGAAATAATATTATCTGTAACATCTGTCATGTTAATATGTACTCCATATTTGTTTTCGTTTATAACCATATTAGAATGTTTGTTAAAAATGCGTAATATTTCTACTTGGTTAATTTTTGATAAGTTCTCTATGTTTGTACAAAGCATCTGTAGCTCTTGAGGGGAGCAATTATTTGTATTATTTGCGTACACAACGTCTTCAGTCTCCATAGTAGGTTGTAGATCCATAGTAAGAAATATAGTTACATATCTAAACTCTTTCAATATAAGATACATTATGCCGTTAGTTAGTTCCAGGCAACTAGATTTAATTTATTTTTATTCGTGGTATTTTATCGCTGACTCGACCTACCCACCCCGATGGATGTCCTGACTGATTCGGTTCAACAAGTTGCGCGACGATTGAGATATGGGTGTCATACAACTCAAATCGTTGTCCAATTACCTTAATATTAATCGTGTCCCCTTCACTAATGCTGCTAAAATAATCACTCTCGTAATTGTGATCACGAGTTACAAAGACTACCACCGGACTTGGAACTAATACACTTTCTGCACGGATACCTGCTTTGGTCACATTTCTTGCAATGCACTTAATCACCATATCTTCTACTGGACTGCATACATGGCACTCAAACACTACTGTAAAACAAATGTTGTCACCAATGGCCTTTCCTGCAGAATAGGAACGGATGCTGACTGAATCATGTTTGATAAACCCTTCTACAGTACATATCCCCTCGTATTGTTTTTTTATGACGTTTTCGAGAGTTTGCGTTAAAGTCTTACCTATATTGGTAATGTGTACTGACACTGGTCTTTCTAAAATTGCGCGATCGAATAATGAACCATCTGGATTGCCTCCTGCAGCAGGAGCATTACTCTTTCGTCCTGCATGCGTTGATTGTTGTCGAGGGGAGGTACCGCGTTGAGAAGAATTCATTCGGAGTACTATATACTGTAGATACTATTTTATATCAAATATTGATATATAATTGTATTCAATTTGTTACAATATAGGACAATCGCATGATTTCGTGTCTTCTTGTTTCGTTGTTTTTAATCGATCGTTGATTGCTCCGATCAGTTCATTCTTGGATATTGATCGTGGTCCTACGGTGTTGTCAGTAGCATACACAATACCACCGATGTCTTCCACAATGGTATCAATGTCTCTCCCTGCACATGTTTCGGGAATGAATCGGATAAAATAATGTGTTTGATCGCTTTTTGCTTCAGCATCTTCAGCGGTCATAGTGCGTATAGCCTTACCCGCATACACCCCTACCCGACGTACTGCTGCATGTGGTATAACAGGTAGCTTACCTTCAACTGGCGCACATAAATCTGGACGCTTCACAAAGAAGAAGTTCTCAGGAGTATGTATAACTGGTTCTGGCCGAGGCTCTGAACGCCTCACCCACACCTGAAACACACATGGACTATCGTGGTCTTTGTTGTTTACCAAGAACGACGACGTATTCAAGTCAGATTGATGAACGAGATGAAAGTTGGATGAAAACGCGCGACGCATACTATCCTTTTTAAAACTTTTTGGAAGAATAAATGATATAGAATCGGCGAATGTGCATGTCTTTTTGATGAACTTGATTGCAAGGGACGCCTGGCGTCCAAAAGGCGGATTACCCACTACATGTATACGTCCATCAGGCGCGCGTCCATTCGTCATTTCCTCTACGGGTATAGTGAGGTAGTCGCGCTCAACCACCTGTGGATGATCTGGTCGAATGTCGTACATCCTCACTGCACATTTGATTGATTTGAGTGGTATAAGAAATGATCCATTACCAGCACTTGGTTCAATAAACATATCGCGTAGTTTTCGCGGAGATACGTGTGTTTTCATCAAATCTACACAATCCTGGGCAACTGACGGCTTGGTATAATATTTGTCAATAGGATCTCGATCAAGACCCGTTGTCTGTTCTATTACTGGAGTTGTCATGTATGTATATAATATACATCATGTACGTCTTATATTGTTATCTTACAATCCCAATATGTCACGAAACCTATTATAATCATTGTATGTCAAGAACCATTGTTTATCATCCTTTGCAATTGAATTATAATGTCGAAGTGTGAATTCTACAAATACACATGCCTCTTGCATTACATGATAAGTGACATCTTTCTCCTTACTCTTACTCTTGCTCAAATTTACATATTTCAAGTTTTCAACCGTTTCAGCTGGAAGGAGTTTCTGCAAAATCTCAACCTTACCATCTTTCTTCATCTCGCTACATCGATGTCCCTTGCTGCGCTTAGTTAATTTATTTTTTAACTTGAATATGATATTCTCATTCTTTAGATCGTCGCCATTAAACCCAAATAGATCAGAAACATTTTCAGGTAAAATAGGATATGTCGTGTTAATGTATTCAATCGTGTCTTTGATATCCTCAGATTCTGCAGGTTTCCATATATGACTGTCATTCGCATTTCCACGGATGTATATTTTGATATCGTTCTCTTTATTGGATTTCGCGTTGACATAGAAGACCATTGCAATGAGAGGGAAATCTCCTGTTGTTTCAACCTGTTTTGATATGAACCATTCTTTGATGAGTTTCTTAAAATCCAATGGGCGAACCATATCACGTGATACGTTTTTCATTTCCTTGTTATCATCCGTATTATCATAATTAATATCAATATCATAGATAACATTATATGTTCCATCAGCATTGACCTCAGTTATGCGTCCAAACACCCATTTGTCATTGTATTTGTCTTGACTAGTATATTTTCCTTGAATCATGTCATCTTTGTGTATCTCTCTATCTGTATCTAGAGTAGAATATCTGTTGTCGAACACGTAATGTAATAGTGTGATTCTATGTTCAATGGATATAGTATCCATCAAATGATCTAATAAAAATCCTCTTACTTCCTCTGCACACGTAATTATTTTTGTACGTAGCATCCGGTTCATAGCTGTTCCAAAGTACCTATATAATTTTGGATTGCCTCTAGGTATTCCAGATTGAATATAAAATCCATAGTTTGCATCATTATATGCGTCAAGTATTTTGGAAACAATTGCATCGCCGCTACTAATGTGTGCATGTGATGAAGCAACCGACTCAACATTTAAACTAGGAACAGTCTTCAGGTTGAGGGGTTCTTCATCTTCTTGTGTCTTCATTGCAGTAGGTAGATCATTCATTCTGTCATCAACTGTGTTCGATTGTCCAGCTGCGCGTAATATATCATCATCCTCAATCCCTGAACTGATATCCATTTTGATTTTTAGTTTTTCATGTTTGAACTGTAGTGGTATAGACCTCTCAAACAGAGTTATATAGTTGTTCATAAGTTCGATAGGTTGGAAAAAATAATAGTCTCCTATATTGACCAGATGTCCAGTACGCCCATACGTGTCTGTTATATATTCTGTATCCGTATCAACTAACACTGTAAGAGCTGCATAAACTTGTGAAATAGGATATTTTTGGGCATGTAATAATCTGGTCATGAGCTCACTCTTTTTGTAGAAATGTCTCTCTTTGAATAGACTTCGAATCTTCTGTATGATACTATCTGTGTTTAACATAATAAATCGTTCATCATATGTGGTGTTATTCATGTTATCTTCAATAATATTAACTACGTCTGTTTGACTATAACACTTGTATTGTCCAGATTCCATGAAGTCTGTCAACATAGTGTTAGCGTTATCACCCACACTAAAATCTTTAATAACTTTTCCCGTTGACAGTTCCTGTTCTACTGTTTGGTTCATATTTTCTACGCTAAAATTAGTCTGTGAGTGATTGAGAAAACAATCAACTGATAATTCTTTCAACACTCGGGTAACTCTGCCTATTTGTATCGCCTTAAACTCTGCATTCCGATACACGTACATATCGACTGTCTCTAACGACTCGTCCCGAACACTTGATCCGTATAAAAATACTTGTACATTCCTCTCTCGAAATGGTAGAAGTTTGTGACTATTGTGTCTAACAGCTCGTCCTTCGATTTGTTCTATACGACTTCTGTTATACCATGGTTCGAGAATATGAACTTGTCGAATAAATTTTAAGTCAACCCCTTCTGATCCGGCCATAGAAACAAGAACCACCTTGATATAGTCACCATAGAGATTTGTGTCCTTTGTGATTTCACTAATATCGAGTGCATTATCTGGAGAGAGACGTTTATCACCTGTTATCATGATATACTTGGCTGGAAGTTTCTTGGGTCCCATTCGCAGAGGAGTGGTCGGAGGTGTCTTGAACAACGATTTATCTGCTGACCCGTGACGGGTGATACCTACCGACTCCAAAGCCAATGCCATTGGGATGAGACCTCCGTCTAAGTATTGTGAATAGATCAATACCACTCCATTAGACTGTGTCACACAATCGCATATGTGTTTTATCTTACCGCTATAGTTTCCCACGTTCTCACTAGAAAAGAAGTTTTTATGATTACCATTCTGAATCCAAGGTTTGTAAGAAAAACTTCCCTTTACGTAGTTACTCTCAGTGCGTTCATCTATATAGTCCATTGTTGCTTTTAATCCTCGCGTTCCGATGGTGTCTTTCACATATACCTTTCCCTCTTCTAACATAGTTTGAATGTCTTCCGCGTTTGATATATCCTCTGTAGCATTATTCATCGGGAATGTCATGTTCAAGCATTGTATTGGATCTTGTAATTGGGTATATCCTAATCGACCCACCCCTTCTACCGGTTCATTTCTATCTTCCGTCTCATCGACAGTAGATACCGATATATCGAGGTTGTTTGTCATGTTTGTGTACACCTCCTCTTGGTATTCACCCACTTTGACAACGTACACATTCTTATCTGTTATAGTGGTCACTTCATTTGGAATCACATCGCCTCCCACAATACTTTTCGTCTGTTGTGGAATGGTCGTAAATGTTTTTTCTGGGGCAAATGTATTGGGATACATGCGATATGGAAAGGTGTAAGGGTTTTCACCTCTAACAAAAGATACGTATCCAGTAAGTTTGCGCAATAATACTTCTCTCCCGCTCTCTATGGTGCTACTCCCCTCTTGAAATTCACCATTTGCATTGAAAACGTCTCCAACTTTAATGAGTCCTCTTCCGTCATTCATGTTCATAATGTTAGTCAACCATATAATCTCTTTGTATGTGTTGAACATAGGTGTTCCTGATAACAGAAGAAGTTTCATGCGTCTTGCACTCTTAACGAGTAACATGAATTGGTTTGCAACTATCTTATTACCACTATCATCTGCATTTCTAATGTTGTGTACTTCATCGATACATATGAGACGACCTTCAAAATCCTCCTTCAAATTACGCTTTATACGAGCAATGTTTTTTGGAGAGCTACTGGGTTCGTCGGATCTAAGTCCTATCTCTCCTCTCTTTTCAATGTAATTTGCAAACTCACGATATCCCATAAACTCGTATGATTCATTAATAATCCGATTGATCTGGAGGATAGTACGTTCCTTTGATACAAACCTGGTTTTGGTAGGGTTTATTTCTCGAATCAACTTATTACCGATGCATGATTTAATGAACCATTCACCATTTACACTTGTCATCGTAGCCTCGTTGAAAAGTTGAAGTCGGAAGTTATCTTGTACATTTGGGGATGCCACAATGAGGATTTTGTTAGAGTTTCCTGTCTGACGAATGTAATCACGATGTTCTTCGCAAATACCGATAGCAGAACAGGTTTTTCCTGTGCCAAGTCCATGAAATAGTAGTAGGCTGTTGTATGGCGTATGCGACGATAAAAAGTTTTTCACAAACAACTGATGTGGACTCAGTTCAAACTCCAACTTACCTAGATTAGTTGCACGCTCTTCTACATCATGAACCGTTCCATCGTACATAGTATCATGAAACTCTCGTTTATTGGCGATTTTCAATGAAAAATTAGGATCGTTAATAACTGGATAAAGGTCGTTATTGTCGGGATCCTTCGAAAGTTCATCTCGTTCTATGGTCTCTTGTTTCAGAAGGGCTTGATTACATGGATGTAACGGTTCATATACAGTAGTATTAAAATCACATTGTTCTCTTGTAGCATCTAATGCAATGGCATTTGTATGGGTTATGTCTATATCAGTGTTGATATTTTCGTGTCTGTCTGATTCAGGTGATGACATACTACTATATCCTACGAATAAAATCTATAGTCTTTTAACATTTTGCTTACATTTTCCACAATGCGAACTTTCTCTAAACTATATGGACGTATGCTCTCGATACACTGTGGTATAGTTTTCCACTCTAAATTGCTTACCTCTGAACGTTGATAGTTTGTAAGGTTGTATTCCTCATCTTTCGCAAAAGCTATGTAGAATTTGTGTTTGTACGATTTAAAGTTTGATCCAATAAAGTATTCTTTGTATGGGACTAGATTTTCCACAATAGCAATTGTTTTTCGATTAATACCAGTTTCCTCTTCAAACTCTCGCAAAGCACAATCTATATCATTTTCACGAAAGTTACGACGTCCTTTCGGGAACTCCCACTCCTGTTCTGTCCATGCAGTAGAGCTGTTATGAACCATATCGTCAAGAGTTATCACTTGTTGTGTTCCACTCGCATCTATGCTCACAACCCCTGCAGTACATAGTATTTCAAACTTTTTGGAAGAAACAGTCTCTTCTGACTTGTATGATGATGATGTCCGTGCCCATAATTCGGACCACAATGTTGAAAATGGTAGAGTTAATATACGAGTCTTTTCGAGGATTGTCATTTCATCAATGCATTTCTGCAGTTGGAATCTGTTAGTAACTGAATATTTGCCACGTACAAAGTCAATATAACCGAAAGTATCCTTTCGTCGAATCATTAATAAACTTGGAATATTCTCAGCATTCTTGCGAACCAGAATAATCCCATAACTTGCGAATGGTAATTTACATTGATAAAATATATGACCTGTCTTGCCACAGTTGCTACATGTAGTGCATGATAAGTTCATAATCTTATTCTTCGTATGAAATGTCGTGTATTGGTCTTGATTTGAAGGTCCTGTTGAAACAGGATGCGAGCTAGATTTACTGGATGTAGTGTCTTTGGTATCATGGTTATCTTCATCGGATGAATTATCAAATAGACGGTTCATAATGTATGTCAATATGGTTTAAGTTATATGCCGAACGTTCTAATATTGTTAGTGTAATGTATCTAAGCGGTGAATACGGTGATTTATAATATGATTTTAAGGTAATGGTAGATATGGACGCAACTGTATGGGGACCCCATTATTGGTTTTTTTTGCACACAGTCACAATGACATACCCAATAAAGCCAAATGACAGTGCAAAGAAAAAGTACTACAATCTCATACAAAACCTTCCATTATTTATTCCGAACGTTTCTATGGCAAAGTCATTCCAAGAGACACTAGACATGTACCCAGTGTCTCCCTATTTAGACACGAGAGATTCACTTACACGATGGATGCATTTTATTCACAATAAAATCAATAAACGACTAGGTCTACAACAGATTTCCATGACTAAGTTCTACGAAGAGTACTATGATAGATATAAACCACGCAACGTAAAACTTGTCGAATATGCCAAAACAAAACGGCAAATAATTTACGCTCTTATTGTATGTGGTCTGTTCGCACTCATATACACAATGTATCGAGATTGAACATAGCTTTCAAAATAAAATGGTAACAGAGTACATACAGACAGATATCGTAATTATGACAACATTGAAAAATATGATGGGTGCCGGATCTATTGGTTCAGGAGGATACGGTTGCGTATTTTTACCCGCACTATCATGCGAAACGGATATAGACGATGACGAAAACACTACATCTGACACAAAGTACGTGACTAAACTAATGACAAACAAACATGCTGATATTGAATATCGAATTATACGTTCCTTTGAGAAACGACTGCGGGCAATTCCCAAATACGATGACTATTTTATAGTGACGAATGTTACTAAATGTCGCCCAGGGCCACTGACTAAGCGCGATCTGCACGCATATACCACTCAATGTAAGCCTTTAATAAAGAAAAATATAACCCGAAAGAATATTAATCGATCTCTTAGTAAGGTAACCGCGTTGCGTATTCCATATGGAGGCGATACGATAGATAATTATTGGATGTCACATGTGAATTCTCGTGCAGACATGGAAATTATTATCGCGTCAATGCATGTTCTATTCAATAAAGGTATTTTACCGATGAACCGACTGGGAGTATATCATGGAGACATAAAATCATCTAATATCATGTTCTACAAGGATAAATCAAAACTAATCGACTGGGGATTAGCATTTGATACTACATACACAAGTGACCATAATGCTGATGGTGTAAGTAGGTTGGCGACGTATCGCCCAATCCAATTCAATGTATTGCCTTCATGCATTCTACTCAACGCCGAGTTCCGAGTAGCCGTAACCGGGTTCCTGAAAGCGAACAGTGATCCAACCCGTCAATCCATTCTCGATTTTGTCTCGGGATTTGTTGTCGATTGGAACGAAATCAGAGGCAATGGGTCAGTATCGATAATGGTAACACTATTCGATAAACTTGTTCCATTCGCAGCAAAGAAATGTGACATATCGCATACTATTGATGTTGGTCCGTATGTGAAAACCGATAATGATAAATCGGTTCCTGCCTTTATCGTTGTATACCTCGCTAATATTCTAGAGAGGTTCATTCGAAACAAAGAGTTCCATTTAGAAGAATACTACAACGAAGTGTACCTGAAGAACATAGATATATGGGGATTTGGAATATCCTTTATAATTCTATTTAATCTGTTATGTAAGAACTATGCAACACTCAACAACGCAGAAAAAAAATCTCTGTGTTCTCTCTGTAATATGTACATTCATATCCTTGAGATGGACGCGATACCGATTGATACTAAACGTATATCGGGTTATGTAGGAGATATATTGACCAACTATCGCATGGCGGTATAATTATCTAATAGTACAGTACTGGATTCACATCTATCTAATAATGCGATTAGAACTTGTTGTATTGATAATTGCAGCGTTTTTTGCATATAATGCGTACCATGACGGAAAATACACTTCGATGGTGTATAAGAATAAAAAATACATCCAAATCGCAGGATACCTGTTAGCTGGAGTTTCTCTCTATATGGTGCTTCGCAAAGATCCTGCTAGAGGAAGAAAACTTTTGCTACACGCAAACGATACTATCAAATACCTTCCTATTGACAAGAACTCTACCAATATATTATCTCCCATTATCGATTTTACTGTAGGCGATAGTGCCAACAATAGCTTCATGGGATCTCTTAACCCGTCGCGACCGCATTCTAGCGTTTCCAATATGGAACAGAAAATACTCCAGTCAGGCCGTGTTGGCAACCAAGGTCATGGACAGAAACCCAAGGCTACAAAACGTTCGGTAAGTGAGACGAAAAAGAAATATGTCGCATCCATGCAGGACTGGAAATGTGGAGGATGTAATGAAAAGTTGAACGCATGGTTCGAGATTGACCACAACACACGATTAGAATACGGTGGAGGAAATGATGTTCAGAACCTTGTTGCGTTATGTAGGAATTGTCATGGTAAAAAAACAGCATTCGAAAACATGTGATGCCGTAACACTATCCATTTATTGTCTCGATACAATATATGGATAATAAACAACCTCTAGATACATCAGAATCTATATTATTTGGACCTATTGAAAAATTAAGCAATGGAAACAATTATGTTTTCTTCGCCTCTCTTGTTATGATCCTTACTGGAATCATGCTAACAATAGCGTTTGTTAGTCCCACTAATACTGTCAATGGTGACACAGTTGCAAACTCCACTGGACTACGAATTTTAGAAGCGTTAGGAATATTACTTCTTACAATAAGTGTTGTCTCTATTGTATTACTGTTATATTTACCATCCCTGAAGTCAGTGCTACAACTTGTCGACAAACTAAAGGGTGCGATATTCTTGTTTGTATTTATATTCGCGATTATCATTTTTTATCGTAACATATCGTCTTCCGCCGTCACCAATTACCGTATCATTATTGTTCCTATTATAGCATGGTTGTCTGTAAAAATGTTTCGCAACGCAATGACCCCATCAACCCAGGAAGAATATGTTCCAAATCTGCAAATAGAAAAAATGCGTGTGAGTTTGGTCTTCGTTGCATTCGTGGCCTTCATATTGACCATGTATTCTGTAGACTTTGGAGGTGTTTTGCGTGAATACATGGGTGCAAGTGTTACCGCCACACTAACCCTGCTTATAATGGCAATGATATACCTATTGACTCTATTGAGTTACCCAATTATAAAAGAGAGAAATGTTGAAGGGGGCTATAAAAATATTCTATCGGGTTTTAGTTGGACTGGGATTGGGCATGGGGTCTTTATGGGTGTGACCTTCCTTCTTGCATTCATTGGTCTCTTTTCGAACATGTCTGATTTCACAGACGACGATGGAGTGTTAAGTTTCAAAAACACTCGCGCAGCGCAACTCTTCGGTGTTTCAATCACAATACTTGTGCTATGGGTTTTGTTCTTTTCGGTACGAACCTACCAAGACGTTTATCACACATTGGGTGCGAAAGGACAACAACAGACATCCAAGGTTGCATCAGCGATAAATAAAATATTCCTTCTTCTCGGAGGAGTAGCATTCGTTGTTTCTATAATATACTGGTTTATATCGATTTCTAATTCTTTTAACAAGACGCATAGCGTGGGTGCGCTCCTTATGAATTTAATGGTGATTTTTGTTATATTAATCATCATGTTCAAATATCTGTCCAACACAACACATTTCCAGAAAAGTCCTTATTTTCGCCTTGCTGTTGGAACTCTATTCTATATCCCTTGTTTAGCATATGATATTTTGCGCAGTGTCCTTGGAATGCTCGGTCTTACTATTCCACCATTAACCTCATTGGCTGGCAGTGTCGCAAATGGCGCAAAGGGTGTAGCCGGAACCATATCTACTGTTGAAAAGCCAGCAGGAAAAGATATGGTGACCTTGATCACGGTGTTAGTGGCGTATGTTGCCTATTTCTTCGTAATTCCATATTCGCTTAATAAGGTTGCAAAACAAGGTGGAAACGTTATCCTACAAGAACCAGTACCCCTGTCCACTGAAAAATCACTAGGAACCTACACAAAGTTGAACGGCATTGAAGATAGTTCTGTTACTCCAATATTTGGACAGTCTGCTGTATTCAATTACACTTACGCAGTATCGTTTTGGATTTATTTAGACAGTTCAACAACATCAGTATCTGACAACTACTACACAGTGATGAACTACAACGAAATGCCGCATATCATGTGGAACCCTAAGAAGGCTACGATGATTTTTACCGTGAATAAAAATACGATCGAAGATGAAACTAGTTCTTCGAATACGCCAGCAGAAGATGATGTGACCAATACTGGAAACCGCATACTATTGACATTGGAGTCCATGACAATGCAAAAATGGAACAATATCGTTGTGAATTATGTTAATGGGACACTAGACATTTTTATAAATGGAGATCTAATACAATCGTCGCGCAACGTGGTTCCTGAAATCACCTATGGTGAGTTAACCATTGGATCTCCCAAACTTTCAGGGAAGGTATGTAATGTTGTATACTTTAACTATAGTTTAGAGATGAAGAATGTTCATTATTTATACAATCTAGTCAAAGATACAAATCCTCCTATTATCACTGATGCATACTATGGAACCACTGAAAAGAATGTCTATGTAAATAAGGCAGCCGAACCCGTAACTAGTATCGTTATCCCAATCAACATCGACACAAATATTATAGATACTCAAGAACAGGATGCAGACAAACCGGTTGATGAGATATCAGCAACCAACTACAAGTCTGCCGATAATTATCTCTCTATGGGATGGTATTTTAAACAAAATAAGGATGACCATAACAGCGCGTCCCCTGAAGATGGTCCAGTCAGTGATATAGTCGTCCCTACACTGAAAACACCTATAGTTTCAGGTGGCATGTTACCATCTAACGACCCTATTAACAAACCTGTTCAGTTGAAGATAAAATAATACAAACAATCGATATTATCATCATTCTTTTCATAAAAATATATTTCGGTACTGTACAATCTATCATGGAAATCACTGAAGTGCTCATTGTTGTCGCAATCATCATCGTGGTGTATATCTTGGTTAAATATGCCAGTAGTGGAGCAACATCACATACATCATTAACGAGTGCGCTCCAAATGCAGGTTATTAAGGCAAATGATCTTATGGGAGGATCAAGCTCGCCTAGATCAAACTATTCCATGTCTGTGTGGTTCTATGTTGATGATTGGAACTATAACTATGGAGTGTATAAGCCATTAGCAGTTCGACATAAGGCTGGAACAGCAACAAGTGAAGATTTAGTACCCGGACTTAAGGCGGTTACCCCATGTCCCGCCATTGTGTTAGGAGGTACAGACAATACACTAGACATCTTTCAAACAGTTCTTCCACCCGATGCAGGAAGCATTCCCACTGGGTCTAATGCTCAGTCCATCAATGGAGAAACTGTTAGCAGATGTAGGCTCACCAATATACCTATTCAAAAATGGGTCAACCTCATTGTATCATTCTATGGCCGTACCTGTGACGCATATTTAGACGGAAAGTTGGTTCGCACCTGTGTAATGGATGGTATTCCCAAGATTGACAAAGATGCCAACATGTATATCACACCTAGTCTTGAGGAGAATAAAGGATCCTTTAAGGGATGGACTTCCAACTTCCAATACTTCCAAACCGCAATGAACCCTCAACAAGCCTACGATATTTATACCGCAGGATTTGGAGGAGCTGGATGGTTGTCTAGCTTATTAAGCACTGAAGTGAAGGTTACTTTTTCAAAGAACGGTCAAGTCGACTCAGAATATTCCATGTAGTCATATATTGCTCATTATTTTATCATATTGTACTGTACAAGTGTCAGTCGATATGATGAACGATATTGGAGTAACAAGCACCCCTGCAGCATATTCACAATCTAATTCACTCGTAACCAAGTTTGCATTCATTCTCGTGGTTTTATTGGTATTCATCATAGTTCTACAAATGGGTATGGGTGTTCTTGCTTGGTTTTTAGGACCCAATGGGTCACCCAAGTTGTTCACTGGAATGATTCCAGGAAATGAAATGGTCGCATTTGATCAAGCGCCGACTGCAAACGGGTCTTCCACCATTTTGAGATCCGATAACCAACGTGGTGGTATCGAGTTCACATGGAGTATATGGATGTATGTAAACAATGATCGCGATCACGACAAGTATCGTCATGTGTTCTCTAAAGGTAACCCAGAACAATACGCTAAATCATATTCTGGACCCACAGACTCTCCTGAGAAGACAGGAGTTATGTATCCTAATAATGCACCAGGACTCTATTTGGCTCCCCACAAGAACAGTCTGTTATTGATCATGAACAGTTTTGAAACCATTGATGAAGAAATTGAGATTGATAATATCCCCCTCAATAAATGGTTCAATGTAGTCATCCGTGTAAAGAACAAGAGTTTAGACGTTTTTATGAACGGTATCATAACCAAATCAAGACAATTAGCAACTCCACCCAAACAAAACTACGATAAGGTATTCTTACATCTTAATAACGGGTTTAGTGGATATTCATCTAATTTATGGTACTGGAATTACGCTGTTGGAACTAACACGGTTAATAACATTATAGAATCGGGTCCTGATACAACACTCACCGGTGGGGCTACCGCGGATAAGAGTTCAGACTACCTTTCCAGTAGTTGGTATTTCGCGGGCGAGGGTGACATGTTTAATCCTACTGGATTCACTGGATAAGTCATTTGTATTCGTATTCGTTTAGTTTCAAGATAGTTATTTTTTAGAGTAATATAGTATTATGACTACTCTAATAAACGAATTGTATACGCCCCCGATACCAATAGTAGAGTACGTTACACCTTATCCCATACAACATACCTATGGCGAGGATGATTCGCCAACAGACACGGCTCGCTTGTACTCGGGAAGGTGGAGAAACATGCGAACGTTTGGAGGGACAGGTGATCCTACCAATGGAAAAACATGGTCACGCAAGTACGGATTTATATCACACTCCATTTATGAAGATTTTGAAAAGGCACAACAAGTTAAACACAAGAGCGATGTCCTCAGTTATCCCAATAATGCGATACGTAAGACGCGACAACAACGGTATGTAGATATGGTAAGCGGACGATCCACTAACGCCAGTCGATATGCATCGAAAAACGACCGTGGCACCAACTACAACACCCATAACCTTATTCATGTAGATAGTGACGGGGTTCTATTGAACAATCTTGACTCATCCAACGCTAGTCTCGGACCAACGCCAGGAACATTCTCATCAATCACACCTCTCATTCCATTAATTTCAGCGGAAATGACGAATCCGATTCCACCTATCGTGCCAATTGCACCAATCACTTCTTCGAATAATTTGGACCCATTCCTCCAACAGGCGACACTCACGCAGGGAGGTGGATTCATGCCGGCACCTATCTTGATCGATCAACCCGAACCACCTGTTTATGGAACAACTACCAAGTCGAGTATTCTTCTCGCAACACCAATGGCCAACCCCGAGGTTATCGAAGCAGTTACCCAACGATATGTATTCAAACTGACAGGCAAGACCATTGCGACACTCGAGAACGACGCTAAGGTACAACAAATGATCATGGATACAATGGAGGATGGAAAACAGTTTGATGAGAGAACCAAACTCTTTATCGATGAAAACATGGAGTACTACGTGTTACGCAAGGACACTGGACAGCCTACATGGGAGTCACCCAGATGGATACGGACTTACCTAACTCCTGACTTCGCAATGACACACTTTGGGAGGGGAAAGAGTGACCCAATTATTCCAGGAATCGATCTCAATGTCACTAAATGGATAGAGGCGGAAGATGGAGCCATTTTAATTGATCTAGTAGGAACCCTGCAGTACTTATACGGTAATACAGAGGGAACTAAGGGATTTAGGGTAGTGAGTAACTTCTAACTCATTCCATAAAACATGAAAGAGTGTAAAATGACAACTAGTATGTATATTACTTGTCATTATTGAAACTATCATACAGTTCTTCAACGGTTTAGGGTTGACGTTGACACGCGTCCAGATTTGCATACACATCCCCTGACATGCACTTAGTCGACTCTGAAACCGATATACAACTTCTGTGTCCCTGATCGTCGCCAATATAGCAATACCCAGGACCAGACGACTTTCTATCTGCAGACACCGGTGCAGGAGTCTCTTCGGTCTGCTGTGTTTGAGTAGGTGCATTATTGAGTGCTGTCTGCATACTGTTCTCTGTATCGGCATTCTCTACCTGGGTCGATCCTGCATTCGCCGCAGACGTGGTATTGATTTGTTTTTTGTTCTGTTGAGAAACGACTGTTCCCTTGTTACCAGAGACAATGTCATGAGGGACCGCGGCACCGGACTTTACTGTTTCACCTGCGACGTCGACCGCGCCCTTAGCACCTGTGGTAGTATTATTTGTAAATTTATTCACGAATGCCGAGATGTCTCCTGTTACTCGTTCTAGAAAAGGCATTACTTCTCCAGCAATAACATTGGTTCCCTCTCCTAAATAAGAAAACACGTTGAATCCTACAACAGCAAGGGCGATAATCGCGACAACGCCAATAAAAATAGGTGAGCGCAAGAACGATTCTTCTGGTGGTGATCCAGTAGATGACATATCAAATGATGTATCGGTAACGGCAATGGGTGGAGACATATCGAACGTGGTGGAGGGGGTCATGTTGCTAGAGGTATCCATGTTTCTATGTACTTCGCACACAAAATATATTGACATCCTGACCGAACTCACGGTGGGAGAGTGATTTCATGCGACCCACGATTGACCTTCTCGAATATAGATATAGTTCGCATCTTGTCCTCTGAACTGGTTACAGCAGGTGTATGTGTGGTCGTCAACCTATCCGGATTTGTCGCGGCTTCCGCGTTTATCACTTGCGCAAACACCATATCGATCTGTGACATTGCACATACGACTCTCTCCTTGTCATGCATCATGGGTATTTTCTCCACACTACCAACAGGACAAACTGTCAACAACGCTACTGCGAAGTAGATCATAGACTTGCGTCGAGTGTTATGCGACTCGGTGTAGCGCAGCGCGAACATGTGGAAGATAGCGTTTATTACTTTGGATACAACCGTACTTCGACGTTCATTCGCTTCGCGTTGAATAGCGTCCCATATGAGCCATACGATGTTTCGCTGGTGCTTCACATCGACCATGTCATGATCGCGACGCTGAATGAGACATGGTTGCTTTCTCTTTTTACAGAGTTTGGCATAGTCAAGTAACCACTCTATCCAGTAATTAGCTCGCATAGTATTGGATACCTCAACAGAAAGGCAAAATTGCAGTTCGTTCACTGTCACCAGGAGTTCGCGAGGATCGTCGATTTGAATAATGCTCTCAGCACGAGAGAAGTCGGGAGCTACTAGGTTGGTTTTAAGAACGATCAAATCAAAATCTTCATCAGGAACGCTCGCATATTGTATTATGAACTTCTTGTCTGAAAGGCATAGTGTTATGATGATTTCACAAAACATGCCACGAAAGTTGTGATCGTTACGAAAGTTCAACTGTGCTTGTGCGCTTGGCGCATTATTCATGTTTTCCTTGAACTTTGATAATTTGGTTTCTAAATATATTGCCAGTTTAGGATTAGCCACATGCACGTGCTTGCCGTAGAATAGGAAAATGGTCTCCCATAGTTCGACATAGTGTCCCGAACAAATTAGTTCAGCGGACCAGTAACAAGCCCCTTCCACTTTAGCACTGATCAGAGCCTCAAGAAGTTTCTTCATCGCTTGTATCGTCTTGTACCCAGAGAACGTCATCTTGGTAAATGCGCCAATTGGGCGGTCATCCTGTATGCAACATGAAGTAGACATCGAGTTCGAACGATATTTACTATATGTCGGGGTATATGTACATCTTCGCCAAAAAAAATAGCAGTACATTACATATTAGACACATATCGAAAATGAGTTCTGCTACAAATGCTACAAAACACATGCATCCACTGTATCGTGGTATTCATAATTTAAGCACTTGGGGAAAAGTCTTCATCATACTCGGTATGACGCTGGTACTTGTTCGGTTATACCGTCGTCGCGCGACACAAACAATCCATGAAGGGTTTTCTGGCGCACCTAAGATTATAGAAGGTCCGCAAATCTACGACGAGTTTTACGCAGGAGTATACGATGACCTTACCTATTTCCAGAAAAAGAATGAATTTGAAATGGGAGCGATTAACAGAAGTGCTGCCGTTGGAAAGGAAAGTGTCGTTCTAGATATTGGATCAGGCACTGGTCATCATGTAGCACAATTGAAAGAAGTAGGTGCAGGAAACGCCATGGGAATCGATAGATCACAAGCAATGGTCAACGTTGCACAAAAAAAATACCCAGAAAATAAATATGTGCTTGGCGACGCTATGCAAAGGTCAATGTTTAGACAAAACACGTTTAGCCATATCACTATGTTCTATTTTACGGTGTATTACTTTCAGGACAAGGCATCCCTCTTCGCGAACTGTTTAGCATGGCTAAAGCCAGGAGGTTCTATGATTGTACATGTGGTAGATAGAGAGATGTTCGATCCTATTCTTCCTCCTGCAAACCCTATAATGATGGTGTCTCCACAGCGGTACGCTAAAACGCGCATTACGACAAGTAAGGTGACATTTGACAACTTCAAATACGACGCCAACTTTGAATTAACTGAGGATAAAGACAACGCATCGTTTATAGAAAAATTCACAGATAAATCGAACGGGAAGATGTTTAGAAAGAACAAGCATGATATGTTCATGGAGGACGCGGACGCGATCGAGGCCGCTGCGCTCCGTTCGGGATTTATTATCAAATCCAAAATAGACATGGTTAAGGCGGAATACGAATACCAATATTTATATGTATTCCAGAAGCCTGAATAAATAACTGACCGCCCGCGTAATATTTTGTGTACCTAATGTATAATATGTCTCCCGACCAGAAAGAGCCTGAACCATTCACCCCAGGAGGAAGCCAATACGCCGCCGTTGGTGGCCGTCGTCGCCGCACTAAAGGCCGCAAGAGCCACAAGGCCAAGAAGAGCCACAAGGCCAAGAAGAGCCGCAAAGGTCGCAAGGGCAAGAAGAGCCGCAGAACCCGCAAGGGAGGTCGCCACCACCATTAAACACCATTAAGTCATTGACTTTAGCAACCCTTTTTTAATTGTATAACTAACAATCGAGCGCTTTGACCTTCACTCGGTCGCGTATATCGGTTCATGCATGCATTTCACATCTCGTGAAATGCATACAATCCATATTAAACACGTTAGATTCCGTTCAGCATTTGTCTCTCTGCAGTACAGTTACTACTAATCATTTAGTCGATGAATTGGGATCATTTCACCCCATACATGGAATATAGCATCTACACGATCCCGGTCGTCACGATACTACTTGTTCTCTCTTGGATCGTTATTAAAGTTCGATATAAGTTCTGGGCGACACAACCTGTCTTCCATATATATGACCTGGCATACTATATCTCACCACCAGGCATCATAAGAAAATCCATTCCAGAAAAAAATAAGTTTTTTCACCCAGATATATGCTTTAGGGCTATTGATGGAACTAGCACAGAATCCGCGTTCTGCTCATTCATCCGTCGATGCTATATGCGCAACGGTGCAAACAAATATGTCCCTGACACCTCTAATATCATGCCATATTTCGGAGGACATTCACAGAAGTGTCATCTTACGGTTCTAGAAAATACAGAGAGCCTGGTAATTGCTAAAACCAGTCGCATTGTACATCGACCTTCAGTAATTGCATGTATGACCACTAGACCTATGATATGCGAAATTGAAGATCCTCGCGGCGAACGCGAGGGGTTTATGTGCAATTATGTAGACTATCTATGTGTAGACGAGACAAAACGTGGCGCAGGACTTGCATCACAAATGATATATACACACGAGTATCACACACAACGCGTTCCAGGTATGCCCACCGTTTCTGTTTTTAAACGTGAAGGCGCACTCATGGGCATCGTACCTATCTGTACATACGAAATGGAAGGATTCGATATGCGTACGTGGCGCCCCATGTCCCCACTTCCAGCGAACGTGGGCAAGGTAGTGCGATGCACCCCGACGACATTGCACATGGTCACAGACTTTCTGCGCCGCCGTGTAAAATCCGACTTCGGATTGTATCTAGGAGTTGGTGTTGGTAACCTTGCAGAGATGATACGCACTGAAAATGTGTACATATACCTTTACGTAGATACAAGTGGGACAATCGCGAGCGCATACTTCTTTCGACATACATGCACATGGTTCAGTGAGGGACAGCATGTGCTTGCCTGTTTTGCTTCTGTGCGTGGCGAAACAGAGGAATCTCGATTTACTCATGCATTCAAATCGGCAGTCACACACATCATGCACACAGATGGAAAACGTCGTGGATACACAGTACTTTTAATGGAGAACGTTGCAAACAATGACGCTATTATTACTAATCTTAAACAGCGCACTGCAACCAGTTTCCGCGAACCCGCTGCATACTTTTTCTACAACTTCGCGTACCGAACATTTCCTGCAAATAGATGTCTGATTATTAATTGAAATGCTTATACAAAAACTACTGCATATCATGTCGTAACAATACAACATGATAATATAAAATATAACAGATAATCTCAATGGGCGATTTTGATGGTATTGCTACATGTTATTGGTGAATGACTTATTTTCTATCGTGTATACTTTCCTAGACGTGTGAAAGAGTCCACTATAAAAATAACAAACACCCCAAGAAGAAAATAGAGAATAATCTCCTCAGTGACATGAGATGTCTTATCGTCTTGTTGCTCTTCTAGAAGGTTGATTACGTGATTTAGTTTGTCTAAAACAGGATCGCCTGAACGAGGTGCAGAACCAGTTCCTGCACTTCCTTGTGCGCCCATAGGACCGACAAGTTGGTCAGTTTCTACTCCTGCACCGTACATCTTCGTATAATCAGGCATAAACTGACGATACTTGTCCATGTCAGGAGTGTTTACTGAATGTGGCTGCGAAGAGTGGCTATCTCCGTTATCCATAAGATAAGTACGACCTAATGGATCAGTATCTGTCTCTTCTCCTCCACGCATTGGCGTAGGTGGAGGAATAGGTTCAAACTCGCCTAATTCTTCGCCATTTGATGGAGATGATTCATGAATGTTCATCAGAACGCTATTAATGTTGTCGGCGGATATCTTAGATGCACCATTCTCATTGCGGTTTTTTACTGTCCGATTATTACTATTCTTCCTACGCAGAACATTGCCTCCCTTTAAAGGGACAGGTGGTTCATCTGCGTCAAATGGGGCTGCATTTATAGCTAAAGACATTCTCTTACTAAAAATCAAGATAATAAAATCGTCAGACAACGGCGTTGTCCTCTAAATCACTAATATTATCTTATTGTGCAGTGAATGCAGGTTTTTTTGCACTCCCATTCGAAAGTGTCTTTGCCTTCTCCAACACCTTAAGAGCCGCTTGAAGTTCTTCTTCGGAAATAATTCCATCATTATTCGTATCGATTGCTGTATTGATCATACGATACTTTTCAGGAACAATACAAAACCTGCTTTCTTCATTGAAGAGATGCTCAGAGAGAACAGTAAATACAGCCGTCAAAATAATAGACGTATATATGTCACGTGTTCCCATCCATGCCATAGAAAATATGAAAAGTTGCTTACTCACACCATATTTAAGGTACTCTTGAGTAGAGCTGCTAAAATTAACACTTACCACTTTGGCGCCTAGATTCAGCATGATCATCACCATACCCGCAAAATACTTACTGTTATTCAAACTGCTTACATTTTCGTGGATAAACGATGTGACAGTCGCCAGATTTCTAGTAACCGTCCCCATGCCAAGTTTGCTACTCATTGATGCAGCGCCACCTGAAATAGTACCCATTGCAGCAAGTGTTGCTGCATCATTCTCTTCTTGATTCATACCACCTTTCTTCACTGTCTTTGGTGCCATTGTACTGTGTACTAGGGTACCAAAATAATGTAATCACGTTCATTCATCATCACTATCCTCGTCGATCTTTGATCCTAAACCTGCAAGGCTTAATATGCCAGTTAGTTGCTTAGGTGTAAATCCATCTTTTCCATTCACTGCCGTGCTCACCTGTCGTACGGCGCGGTTTTTGGCTGACCGAACAACCTTCTTTAATTCCCCTAAACTATCAAACCCTTCTACCGTATTCGGAGCATGCACGATTGCCATCGCCTGCTGTCCGACCATACCTGTCACGATGGCGAAAAGTGTGATGAGCAGTAGAAACACTGCGTTGTACATATTTGTTCGCTCTTTTGCCATTCTGATGGTCTATTAAGGTATAGTGTGATAATATTTCTCTCTAGTAGTGATTTTTCAACTGGATGTAGAGTTGAGTGATCCAAGTTATCCAAGTGATACATTTGAGTCATCTGATTCATCTAAGTTAAATGAGTTGAGTGATCCAAATGATACATTTGAGTCATCTGATTCATCTAAGTTAAATGAGTTGAGTGATCCAAGTGATTCAAATGATGCAAACGAGTCGTCCAAGTTCGCCATTTCTAAATCATGAACTTCATGAAATTCATGAACTTCATTTGCAAGCGGTATTGCGTCTATATCGCCGACATGGAAGGGTTCATCTTGTGAAATAGATTCTCTATCTGTCACTCCCTCGTCATATGAATCATCGCCATTTGCACCCGCTCGCTTGCGAGTTCGTGTATTCCGTTTTACTTTTTGTTTCTTTTTATTGGTTTTAGTTTTTTTAGATTGGCTGTGTTTACGTGGTTTTCTTTTAGATTTTTTGGAACGTGTTTTTCTTTTTATACGTTTCGTTCCGCCATGATTGTATGGACCAATCTTAGGAATAGCTTTATTATAACTTTTGGGGTTTGTCTCTGATATAGTTGTTAGTTCAACTCCTTTTTCTTGTTCTTGAACAAGAGGAGGAGGCTGGAGTTTTTTAAGATGGGATTTTAGTGCTAAAAAGTTTGTTTTTGCTTGTTTTTTGCGTTCATTAACCTCCTCTTCAAAGTAATAATTTATAGATGCCCAGTGTGGTACTTTCGCACCATCTTTATACTGTGTGTTAATACCATCGTCATCCAGTTTATATATATCTTCATACCGTTCAATCAAAACGTTCAATGCATTAATACTATGAGGATTATATTTGTCTTTATTATTTTCAAACCAATCGTCGGAAGGTAACATAGCCCCTGCTTTTATAAGTGCTGTAATAACATGACGATTTATAGCATTGTATGCCTCGTTATCTCCAGTTGGTGCAGCATCATTATCATTAAATGGGGGATAAATTGCTTTATATAACGGGTTTCCTTCGTCCGCAAACGAAATGTTAACATCCATTCCGTATTCTGCTAAAGATAATATTATATCATGCATACATTTGTTTTTAAGACCACCAAGTTTTCTCCACTTCCACAAACCTGCTCCATAACTAATTGCAGAATACGTAAACAAGTAAAATGGGTGATTTTTATAAGAAGGCTTTATAACATTGTATTGTGTAAAATCAAACTTATATTTATCCAATAATTTAATTCCTTCGTGTATTTTCACACATAACTCACTAATAATATTACTCATCTGGATTGGTGATCTATCACGAATATGAGTTTCCCTATTGTCAACCAAGATATAATCGGCTAGATAATCATTGAATATTTTCATAAATAACATATCTAACATAGTGACCTTATTACCTGTCATTATTAATTTCTGTAATTTCTTTTGAGATGCGCTCCATATCCTCTCAGGATATTCTTTTTCGGTTGTGCTTCGTAATAAGACGGCAAGTTCATCTTTCGTTTCTAGACAGTCATTAATACTAACTTCATCATTTCTGTTTTTCAAATAAGATTCGACCAGTTCGATGTCTAACAAATAAAGTGCATGAAAAATATCAAGCTTACCAAATATCCCCCCACCCTTTTGCCTTTTGGAACGCGTTTTTTTTCCTTGTTTTATTGAGTTTTTACTCTTTCTATGTACCTTCATCATTGTATGACTAGAATTATTTTTTCTCCGAGTCTTTCTTTTAGATTTCCCACCGCGAATATATTTTGGAATATATTTTGTATAAGATTCGCGCGTATAATGTGCATCCAGACCTAACGGGAACATTCTCTCAATATCCTCTTCGGATATTTCAACACCCGTTACTGGGTTTGTAAGTATAGGAGGTCTAAGTCTAGGATTCTCCATTCTATTATTCAAATGTTGTTGTAATGCTGAACGATCGAAGCAAACGGCTGTGTTATCTGACGTAGGCGGATGTGTCATCACTGCGGTCCTGTTGGTTAATTCGTTCAACATAATACCACATTCAACTTTACTCGTTTCTTCTGATTTATTGCATTTTGTGTTAAAATCGTCCATAGACATAATTGATTGCTTAACTGCGTACCTTTTTAACGTTTCAATTATTTCACTAATCCTTTCTCTCTCTGTTTCACTTTCGATATTCTCGTGTAGTTCCAATGCCTCATCGATAACATTACGTCTCACGTCATCATGAGTATAACCTAAGTTTATTTGACCTTCCCGTTCACTAAGTATAAAATTAATCATGTTAAGATCTTCGTTAAGAACTGCATACGATAATGCTGGAGGTCTGTGTGACGCATCGTTGATGTCCGCTTCCAGATTCAATAGTTCTCTCATCATATCAATATTACCCCATTCTGCTGTCTCACTTAATAATGTAGTACCCATATTAGACACCGCACAACCTCCTTCGACATTAAGATTGTTATTTGCGCTTAATAAGTGGTTCAGAATGATGGTATTGGAACCATTCATATGTCTTGCTACATACATAATAGCGGGAATGGTTTCTACAGGCATACCATAACGTGCGCCAGAATCGTCGTCGATTGTTATAGTAGCATGCGCACCTTCATCTAAAAGTTGTTTTACTCTAGATGGGTCTTTTGCCACAATTGCAGTTCCAAGAGCATGATTTAATACAAGTTGTTCGTCTGTGATGTCAATGTCAATATTCTCCGTTGGACGTGAACAACTTGCTCCACTACCTCTTTGTCTTTTGGACCGCGTTTTTCTGGTTTTTCTTTTAGACTTATTGGATTTTCTCGTTCTTCGTTTTCCACCCCCTAGATATTTCCCTATTTCATGTCGTAGTTCATAAGGCATTCTTCCATCACCTCTATTCCCTACATCTTTTTCACTCATAGCCATAGCTAGGTTTTTCCTATCTTCTTGTCTTTCCAAAACTTTTGGAACAGTCTGTGCGACAATAGATTGTTTTAATAATTTGACAATTTCTGTGTATTCAGGTCTATTTTCCAAAAAACGTCTATTTGCCAAAAAGAAAGCCGTATTGCCAGCGTTATTCTTCGCATTCACATCAGCTCCCTTCTCCAATAGCATTGACACGACTTTGGTGTGTCCATTCAAACTTGCCTTAATGAGAGCCGTAGAGCCATCCGCATCCTTCGCATTTACATCAGCTCCCTTCTCCAGTAGCATTCGCACGATTTCTGTGTGTCCATCCCAACTTGCCTTAATGAGAGCCGTAGAGCGATTATTATGCTTCGCATTCACATCAGCTCCCTTCTCCAATAGTATTGACACGACTTTGGTGTATCCATTCAAACTTGCCTTCATAAGAGCCGTAGAGCCCT